AGGCAGCTTCTAGCCTTTATAAACCGTCAGGGCAAACAGCTTATGCGTGCCAATAACTGGCCCATATTGCTAAAAGAGCATACCTTCAACACGGTCAACGGCACGCAGAGCTATGCGCTGCCGACTGATTTTGATCGCTCGCTCGATGGCACGGTTTATAACCGCACTGATACTGACCAAATGACCGGGCCGATAACACCGCAACAATATGCGCTTGACCGTTATGGCACCGCTGCATCTGGCACAACGCAGAAGTTTAGGTTTAAGGCTAGCAGTAATGCGCTGCAGTTTGACATTACGCCAACACCTACTTCTGCCGAAAGCCTTGGCTATGAATATGTCTCTAGCCATTGGAACCAAACGTCTGGCGGCACATCACAAGCGGCAATGGCGGCTGATACTGATATTGGCATCCTCGATGAAACGCTTATTGAAATGGGCGTTACTTGGATGTTTAAGCAGGCGCACGGCCTGACCTATGATGAAGATTTCAGACAATACCAGCTTGAGTTGCGGCAATCTATCAGCCGGGCTGGCGGCGCTCCTGTTATCAGCCTTGATGATGCAAGGCGGCTGACTGTTAGCCCGTATTCCTACAATTTACCAGATTCTGGATATGGGGCTGTCTAATGCTTTCGGCGCTACAAACTAGCAGACAGTACCGCGTTAAAGCGGCCTCTGTGCCTGCCCCTGTTGGCGGGTTAAACAGCCGGGACAGCATTGATGCGATGCCGCCAACAGACGCTTTAATTATGAGCAACTTCTTTCCGACAACAGGAAAGATAACCCTGCGGGACGGTTACACGCAATTCTGCACAGGTATAGGCACTGGCGATGTTGAAACGCTTATCGAGCATAGTGCAGGCGCAAACAGGCAACTGCTAGCGATTGGCTCTAATGGCACGTTTTACCAGATAGATAGCGGGTCAGCCGTTAGCAAGAAGACTGGTTTGGCTAATGGCAGAGCAGAGCATATTGAGTTTAATAATGTAAGCGTGATAGTCCCAAGTGGCGCTGACGTTCCTTTTAGCTGGGATGGCTCAAGCGCATCTAATCTGTCAATCACGCTTTCAGATAGCGTAAATGCAAACACTTTAACAGGCGTTCATAGTTTCAAGAACCGCGTATATTATTGGACAGGCACCAGCCAGAACTTTTATTACAGCGCCACTGTGGACACATTCACAGGCAATTTTACTAAGTTTCCCGTGGGTCTTGTTGGCACATTTGGCGGTAACATCTTGTCTATCGGCTCTATCAGCCTTGATGGCGGTGAAGGGGTCGATGACCTTTTTGTTATCGTTATGACATCTGGCGAAGTGCTTATTTACAACGGGTCTAACCCCGGCAGTGATTTTTCGCTGATTGGTACGTTTCGGCTAGCAGAGCCAGTTTCTGAGAAGCGCGGTATAGCCAAGCTAGGCGGCGATGTCATCATAATGACAAAAGAAGGCTATTTGCCTTTATCACAAGTCATTCGCCAAGATTTAGTTGGCAACAAAGCAGCAGCGATATCTGAGAAAATCAGAGGCACTGTGATTGCACAAGTTGCTGCAACAGGTAGCACAAAAGGCTGGCAGATATTTGTTAGCCCGGATGGCGACAAGGTTTATTTTAATTATCCGACAGGGGACACAAACGATGCTTATAATCAGCACGTTTTCAATCCGATAATACGAGCTTGGTGCATATTTGAGAATTTACCTGCAACCGTTTGGGGCCAATATGATGGCGATACCTATTTTGGCGGCGCAGATGGCAAGGTGTTCAAAGTAGGCGGTAACGCTGACCTTGGCGAAAACATCGTTGGCGATTTAGCAACAAGCTATAATTATTTTGGCGATAGAGGCGGTATCAAGCGCTTTTCGTCTGTTCAGCCAATGCTAGAGGGCCAATCTGATATTGCCTTTGATTTCGGCGTAGGCGTTGACCAAGCGCCTGTTAGCGGCATTGCAGTGGCAACAACGACTTTTGCCAGCAACCTTGCTAGCTGGGATACAGCATCTTGGGATGATGATTTCTGGGCTGACGCTGTAGGCGCAGGCATTACCAAACGCCGCAAGGCAGTGAATCGTCTTGGCTATTCATCAGCGCTCCGCATCAAAGTAGCAACCGACAGCCAGACAGTTAGCTTTATTTCAGCACATTACACCTTTGCACCAGGAGGCCCAATCTAATGGCATTTTCAGGCGGTACATTTAGCAGGACATTTGACTGCACAACAGACCGTGACAACGGCGTTAAAATCCTTTCTAGCAAGTTTGATACAGAGCTTGATGGCATGGCGACTGGCCTGTCTACAACTATTCTTAAAGATGGCACACAGACCTGCACAGCGGCTATTCCGTTTGCACAAGGCATAACCATTGCTGATAATAAAACAATTACGCTTGGCACAAACTCAGACGTCACTATTCAATATGATGAAACTACTAACGACAGCCTAGAGATAGCGGCAGCGGTAGAGGGTGCGGCGCTCGGCATCGTCCTAAAGGCTGATCAAGGCGATGACGCCGGCGATGAGTGGAAGCTAAACATTGCAGATGGCGGCACGCTAACGCTTGGCAACGACATCAATAGTGCTGGCACATATGTTACGCATTTAACGATTACGCCTAATGCTACAGTGGCAAGCAGCACAACGGCTGTTGCTGGCAACCTGACTGTAGCCGGCGCTTTGACGCTTGGTTCTGGCGCGGTCATTAGCGAGGCAGAGCTAGAGACAATAGATGGCATTACGCCCGGCACTGCCGCTGCATCAAAAGCAATGGTTCTGGATGCAAGCCTTGATATATCTGGTGGGCGCAACCTAACTATCTCTGGCGAGCTAGACGCTGCAACGCTGGATGTATCTGGCGATGTGGATATTGATGGCACTCTGGAAACAGACGCATTGTCAATTGCAAGCACGGCAGTCACAGCAACAGCAGCAGAGTTAAACATACTTGATGGAGTAACCTCAACAGCAGCAGAACTTAATATTCTTGATGGTGTAACGGCTACAACAGCAGAGCTTAACTATAGCGATACTGGTGCGGCAGTCGGCACGGTAGTGGCATCAAAGGTAGTTACGGCTGACGCGAATAAGGATGTTGCCAGCTTCCGTAATATTACACTGACAGGCGAGTTAGACGCAGGCAGCCTCGATGTATCTGGGGATGCCGACATTGATGGCACGCTAGAAGCTGATGCCATGACTTTAAACGGCACAGCTATAACAGCTACTGCCACGCTGGACACAGGCATATCAAACAACAATGTGCCTAAATTCACAAGCGGCGTTGCAGACGATGATTTCTTGCGTGTATCTGGCACAGCTATTGAAGGTCGTTCTGCGGCAGAAGTGCTGTCAGACATTGGCGCATCTGCCGTTGCTGGTAGCGATAGTATTGTAACAACAGGCGCATTAAACGCTGGTAGTATTACCAGTGGATTTGGCGCGATTGACAACGGTTCATCTGCCATAACCACGACAGGAACAGCTACGGCTGGACTGTTAAATGTCGATAACTTGCGCCTTGATGCAAACACTATTTCGTCAACAAATACTAACGGCGATGTGACGATTGATCCAGCTGGAACTGGACAGATATCGTTAAGTGCACCAGTTGAGGTTCAAAGCACAGGCGGCGCAACACCTACTTATTCCCACACAAATAACGGTGAAGGTCTTACATTTCGTTATAACGATGACTCTGGCGCACGAGCCGCAGACATTGTAGCTACTGCCAATACACCCGCCGGTGCGACAATGGCTATGCGTTTCTTTACAAATCCAAACAGCACTGATGCGGCGGCTGAGGTTATGCGGATAGCTAACAATGTTGTTTCCGTTGGCGGCACAAATGCCACAGCAAAGTTTAATATTGTTGGTCAAGGCGGCTCAAATGTTCAGGTGCAAAATAACATTGCAACTGGAACTGGCGGTATGGTTCAGATTGGTTTTATCAACGATAACGGATTGGTTGGAAGTATCCAAACAAGTGGTTCAGCAACTTCTTACGTCACATCATCTGATGCCAGATTAAAAGAAAATGTCACCTACGATTGGGACGCAACAACTCGCCTTAAACAACTCAAGCCAGCACGTTTTAATTTCATTGCTGACGCAGATACCACAGTCGATGGCTTTTTAGCGGATGAAGCCCAGACCGTTGTCCCCGAAAGTGTCACTGGCACTAAGGATGAAGTCGAAGTGTGGAAAGACGGTGAAGAACTGCCCGATGGCGTTTCTGCTGGCGATAACAAACTTGATGACGATGGCAATACTATTCCTGTCATGCAGGGCATAGACCAGTCCAAACTTGTGCCACTGTTGGTCAAGACAATCCAAGAATTAGAAGTGCGTATCACAGCGTTGGAGGCTGGATAATGGCACTAGGAAAAATCAAAGCAAATACCCTAGAACACACAGAAGGTGATTATCACCGAATTGTTATCAACATGAATTTTTTATAAAGATGAAAGATATACACACAGACATAGCCATTGTTGCTGGCGGCTTGACAGCACCATTATGGGTTAATGCGCTTACAGGCTGGTTTGCTCTGGGCAGTGCCGGAATCGCGTTTGGAATTGGGTGCTATCGCGTTTATCAAATCTACCGGGGCAGATAATGATTGCTGAAACCCTAGCTGGCATTGCGCTATGCAAAAGCGCCATAGACGCAGTGCGAAAAGGTCTTGAAACCGCAAATGACGCGAGTGCTCTCGCAAGCGAACTAGATCGGTTTTTCACTGGTGAGCAA